CTGGGCACGTGCTAGGCACGTGTCTCACGACTCGAAAGCCGCGAGAGGCACCGTGGGTACCCTGTATCTGTCCCACGCTATCGCACAGTGATCACTCAGAAGGTGATGTATGCGCCCCTACCCTGGGGGCAAACTTCGCCCCAAGAGTCTGACTGCACGCTGTTGAGTTGATCAAGTCGCTTGCCCTAGTGGGCTCCCCCGCTGCTGTCTTGCGTTGCTGCGGTGGTGACACCGAGAACATTGGGCGTTTGCAGGTAGGTCGGTCAAGCATTGCAGGTCAGAGGCATGATCAACGCAGGAATGATCAAGGAATGTGCGTGTGCAAACCGGCCGGCAAACTGCATATGTCCCGATTTGTCCGTATCAGCAAGTGAGACTGCCTGGTCACAGGCAGGACGGAGGAGGAAGCAGGACAGTTGGTGCACAGTGGTACGAATCGGACACAGTGCTACAGAAGATGGTACAAAACTGGGCTAGTTCATGCCTTGATGTCCAGTTTGTCCCTGCCCAGTTTGCTAGTTTGCCTAGCAAACCCCACACACGTGGACAAGGGGAACGCGCGCGTAAGGGGTGTGTCCTGATGTGCGTATGTCCTGTCATGATGACAGTCCCCTACCCCACAAACCATGCATATGCAGGCATATGTCCGATTATTCCTACGATTGTGCGCTATATGTGTACACATGCCTGCGAATATGTACACACACACTGTGCCCTGCCCTGCCCAGGCTTGCCCCTGCCCCCGTCCGCTGTGTCCTGGTTTGCCCTGGTCTGCCTACCCCCCCTGGGTACCCCGAGATGCCCCGAGATGTCCGATATGTGACCCGGGGGTTGTTAACGGGAGATGATCATGGGGGAGTGAGTCCCCATAAATTTCCATCATAAATGACTGTGACCTGCATCACAGGGATGCCCAACAACCCAGGCGTACCAAGGGTTCTAGGGGCGTGACCCAGATCACACGATACACCCTGTCCCGCCAGACGCAAAAGACGGGTATATATATACTGGGATACATCGTGAAGCACAGGGATGACGATCTGAACCCCCGAACGACAGCGAGACGGGTCCGGCCCCTGAAGGGCCGGGCACCATGACTAACCTGGTTAAACCTTGTTAGGGATACTCCCTCGTACCTCGGGATCATTCCTCCAACCAAGGGGTTCCGCCCCAAAGGCGGACCCCGCTTCTTTTAAGCCGCACGGCGCTTGAGTTGCATAGACAGAAGGGGTAGAGACAGAGCATGGCGAAGGTCTACGTGACGGAGGACGGACGTCAGCTCAAGACTCCCCCTCGTACAGTCAAGCCGAGGACCAAGCAGGTCAAGGCTGCCAAGACTGACTCGAAGGTCCGTAAGGAAACCTTCATCAAGTACGTCAAGAATGGCAAGTCCATCAAGGAGGCTTGCAACGACATGGGCCTCACCGAGGCCCAGTACAAGTACCTACGACAGAGTGACGCGAACTTCAGGGACGAGATGGATCGTCTGCGTCTCATGACGCAGAACGCATCTGAGGCGGAGGAGAACAGGAAGAACATCCTGCCCTTCCCCGAGTGGTGCGAGGAGTACCTTGATACTCAGCTGTTCAACCACCACCTACAGTGGGTAGACGTCCTTGAGGGACGTCCTCCGAGGAACCTCCACCCGAACCAGACGTACATCGAGGGGGAGCCCGAGTTCCTACTGATCAACACTCCCCCTGAGCATGCGAAGAGTACGACCATCACGATGAACTACGTGACGTACCGGATCTGCCAGGACCCGAACATCCGTGTCATCATCGTCTCCCAGACTCAGGAGATGGCCAAGAGGTTCCTTCGCGGTATCAAGGATCGCCTGGCGTCGGAGAACAAGAACTACCAGAAGCTCCAGATCGACTTCGGCCCAGAGGGTGGCTTCGACGCAGGAGCGGCGGCATGGACCGCCGACTCCATCTACGTCAGCTCCAGCACGCGTGACTCTGGCGAGAAGGACCCCACCGTACAGGCCCTGGGTATCGGTGGTCACATCTACGGTTCTCGTGCGGACCTCATCATCCTCGACGACTGCGTGACGGGAAAGAACGCCCATGAGTATGAGAAGCAGATGGACTGGCTCCAGCGAGAGGTCTACAACCGCCTCTCGTACCCTGGTGGTCGCATCCTGCTGGTTGGTACTCGTCTTGCCCCCATCGACCTCTACGGGGAGATCATCAAGGACGACTACTACGGTGAGGAGTCCAGCCCGTGGACTTACCTTACTCAGCCTGCTGTTCTTGAATTCGCCGACGACCCGAAGGACTGGGTCACGCTTTGGCCGCGAACCAACCGTCCACCTGTATCGATCGCGGGACGTCAGCTAACCGAGCAGGATGAGAACGGACTATGGCCGATGTGGACGGGCGAGGCGCTGAAGAAGCGCCGCGCATCCATGAACCCGAGGAACTGGGCTCTGGTCTACATGCAGGAGTCCGTGGTCGAGGACGCGATCTTCCCGATGAAGGCAGTGACGGGAAGCGTGGACGGCATGCGTGCTGCGGGCGTGATGACGAAGGGTGCCCCTGGGCACCGTCCCAATGGCATGGATGGTCTGTATGTTGTGGGTGGGTTCGACCCGGCCATGACGGGACACAGCGCCGCTGTTGTGATGGGCGTTGATCGCTTCTCCGGTCAGAGGTGGGTTCTGGATGTCTGGTCGAAGGGCAACCTGAAGCCGGACGACATCTTCGACAAGATCAAGGAACTGACCGTCAAGTACAACATCAACGAGTGGCGCATCGAGAAGAACGCCATGAACCTGATGGTGACGCAGAACCGGGACATCAAGCAGTTCCTCGGCAGCCGTGGCTGCCTGCTACGTGAGCACTTCACTGGCTCCAATAAGTGGGACGCTGACTTCGGTGTCGCATCCATGTCCGTCCTGTTCGAGGGCTGGGAGCGCAATGAGCAGCTGATCCACCTCCCCTCCCGCTCAAGCGGTGAGGGAGTCAAGATGCTCATCGAGCAGCTGACCACATGGGAGCCTCTGCCTCCCGGCGTGAAGAGCAAGAAGAAGACCGACACAGTCATGGCCCTCTGGTTCGCGGAGATCCGCGCCAGGGAGCTGATTGGCGAGGTGGACAACGTGTTCCACGTAGCCAACGAGTACCAGAGCCCTCGCGACCGCGAGCGCTCCATCACGATCGACCTGGACTACATGGCCCAGGCGAACATGTCAAACGGATCCGGAAGTTGGTGGGGTAACTAATGGCAACTCCCATGACGGCTGCACAGCTCGTCAAGGCCCTCAAGGATGAGGGGGTGAAGGTAGTCGAGGTTCGGGACTGGAAGGACCACGAGCGTGACGACGAGACCGGCAAGAGCTTCGGTCCGGTCAAGGGCGTTCTGATCCACCACACCGTGACCAGCGGAACTCAGAACAGCGTCGACATCTGCTACGACGGATACGCGGCCCTGCCGGGGCCGCTCTGCCACGGCGTCATCGCCAAGGACGGAACCGTCTACCTCATCTCCAAGGGGCGTGCGAACCACGCTGGAGGTGGAGACCCGAACGTTCTGAAGGCGGTCGAGTCCGAGGACTACGGCAGCTACCCCCCAGCCTCCCAATATCACGAGGGCAGCGCTGGTTCGGTTGACGGCAACGACGTCTTCTACGGCTTCGAGTGCATCAACCTCGGCGACGGCGACGACCCCTGGCCTGCGGTCCAGGTGGAGGCGATGGTCAAGGCTTCGGCTGCGATCTGCCGCTTCTTCGGCTGGAAGGCCAAGAGCGTCATCGCTCACAAGGAGTGGAGCGACTGGAAGTCCGACCCTCGCGGGATCGACATGAAGGACTTCCGTGCACGGGTTCAGGCCGTGCTGGACAAGGATCTCCCCGAGCCTCCGAAGCCTGCACCGAAGCCCAAGCCGGTGTATGCCCCTTTTCCCGGCGTCGGTTTCTTCCGTCTGGGCAAGCGTCACCCTCTCGTCACCGAGATGGGGAAGGCCCTGGTAAGGGCCGGGTATAAGGGATACAAGCAGGGACCTGGCCCCGAGTTCACCAGGGCTGACATCAAGGCGTACGCCTGGTGGCAGAGGAAGCTAGGGTACAGCGGCAGTGACGCTGACGGATACCCGGGCAAGACTAGCTGGGACAAGCTCAAGGTGGCTAAGCCCAAGTAAGGAGAGACATGGCGCTGACCATCGACAAGGTAGCGCAGAAGGTGGAGTCGCTGCGCCGAGCAGCGGCTGACCGTGACCAGCGTCAGCGCGATGTCCACGATGTTCGCTCTGGCGACATTGAGACGGTGATGCCTGGTGCCATGCCTGACGCATGGCCCAAGCCCATCGTGGCCAACATGATCGATACGGCGGCACGAGACATGGCTGAGGTCATGGGCTCTATGCCATCGATCAACTGTGCGTCCGGAGTGGTAACCACTGACAAGGCGAAGAGGTTTTCTGGAAAGAGGACCAAGATCGCCAATGCCTACGTGCAGCACAGTCAGCTCCACTCCGGTCACCAGGTCACCTTCTGCGACTACTACAACACCTTCGGCATGGCGGTCTACGTGATCGAGCCGGACTTCGAGTCCAAGATGCCGAAGATCCGAGTAGAGAACCCGATGGGTGTCTACCCAGAGCTGGACCTGTACGGACGCGTCCGTAGCTACACCAAGGTCTGGCGTGACGAGGCAATCAACCTTGTGGCGAAGTTCCCACACCTTCTCCGCGTACTTCAGTCCAACGAGGTTGGTGGCCAGTCCGAGCAGATGGGATGGGAGCACAGGGAGATCGAGGTAGCCAAGTACTGCGACGGCGACCAGATCACCCTCTTCCTTCCGAACCACAGCAACCAGATCGTGGACATGATGCCGAATCCTCTCGGCAAGGTCTACGTCTCCATCGCCAAGCGTCCCGGCTTCGACAACGAGGTTCGTGGTGCGTTCGACGACGCCATCTGGGTGCAGCTAGCCAAGGCGCGCATGGCGCTCCTTGGACTGGAGGCGACTGAGAAGTCTGTCCGTGCACCACTGGCCGTCCCTCGTGACGTTCAGAAGATGACGTTCGGAGACGATGCGATCATCAGGACGGACAACCCAGAGGGTGTCCGTCGCGTAGCTCTCGATGTTCCGCAGTACGCCTTCCAGGAGGGCAGCATGCTGGACATGGAGGCGCGTCAGGCCATGCGCTCTCCGGAGGTTCGCTCTGGCAACATCGATGCGAGCATCATCACCGGCAAGGGCGTTCAGGCCCTGATGGGTGGCTTCAACACTGTCATTACCACTGGGCAGGCTGTGATCTCCGCAGCCCTCGCGAAGGCTCTGGAGCTATGCTTCGAGATGGACGAGAAGTTCTGGCCCGGAGAGAAGAAGGTGGTAAGCGGTGTTGTTCAGGGAACGCCCTTCGAGGAGACGTACACGCCTTCGCGTGACATCAAGGGGTCCTACACTACGGACGTCACCTATGGGTTCGCAGCGGGACAGGACCCTGCACGTGCGATCGTCGCTCTTCTCCAGCTTCGTGGCGATCAGCTCGTTTCACGCGACTTTGTCCAGCGACAGCTTCCGATGGATCTCGATGTCGTTCAGCTTCAGACGCAGATCGACAACGAACAGTTCACTGATGCTCTCAAGCAGGGGATCATGGCGTACATGCAGGCTATCCTTCCGATGGCGCAGCAGGGTATGGTCGATCCCGTTGACGCCCTTTCCAAGACGGCGAAGCTGATCGAGGAGAGGGAGAAGGGCACCTCGGTACACGACGCGGTACTGAAGGTGTTCAAGCCCAAGGAGCAGCCTGCTGGTCAGGCTCAGGACCCGCTGGCCGCCCTCATGGGCGGTGGAGGCCCAGCGGCACCAGGTGGTGGCGGAGGCGCAGCACCACAGGGAAGCACCGCACCAGGCGGTGCTGGTCAGCCACAGGGGTTCGACATGATGTCACTCCTGGCCGGTCTAACCGGTAAGGGCGAGGCAACTATGTCAGCACGAACTCAGAGGCAGACTGGTATCTGATGGCACTTTGCTGGTACTGCAAGAGGTCCGAGTATCACGACTACAAGGACCGCCACGGCATCCGCTGTCCCGCTTGCGGACAGAAGGAGAAGGACGACCCGGCTAACCAGCCGGTCGTCAAGACCGCTTCGAAGCGAACTACAAGGAGTAAGGCATGAGCGAGCAGGGATGGTTCGGAGGTAACCACGGGCCCGAGGGCGACTGGAAGACTCTGAAGGGGCGTATGCTGGAGCCCCACACCCAGCAGCCGATGACCTCCACCTCTCACGGTGACAGCCGCGCACAGGCGCCTGCACCGACCATCGGGTGGGAGTCTCACATCCTCGTCAACACGGGCATGACCCGTGGTGGCGGGACTATGGCCAAGTAAGGAGATACCGTGGACGAGGAAGCAACCACTGAGTATGTGGAGATCCGACCGCTCAAGCACACAAAGTGGACGCTCCTCGTCCTCGGTGCTTCTTGGCTAGCGAGCGTAGCGAGGGAGACCGCTGAGACCCTTCAGATGGTCTCCATCGCCGCAGCTCAGCACAACCTGCACAAGCGTGAGGAAGACGAGTTCTACGAGATCGTAGGAGAGGGCGATGGCTGAGGTAGCCGGACCAGGACAGTTCAGTAAGAGGACCGACAAGGCGGTTGGCGAGGCCAACCGTAGCCTGCCGAACGCTGACTACGGCGAGCAGGCCGCCTACCAGGATCAGCGACAGGGCGCACAGGTGGCCCAGAGCGCTGGAGGCAGCGTAGACTTTGCCTCGCTATTCGGCGACCCCGCATCCAGGGTTGTAGGGCTGAATGCCCCATCTGCCCAGCCGGACATTCCAGTCACTGACGGAGCGGCAATGGGAGCCGGACGAGGCGAGGAGGCACTTGGGCTGGTCAACCAGCGCGAGGAGGACCTTCAGTCCCTCGCTGCTTACCTTCCGGTCCTTGAGTTCATGGCCAATCAGCCTGGAGCATCCTGGGCTATGCGCAACACCGTGCGCAAGGTGAAGGCGAGCCAGTAATGGCTGAGCTTGACTACAAGTATGGTGGCCAGTGGTTCGATGACATGGGGGCCCTGGCCCTAGCTTTCGGTGACGCTCCCGTCATGGGAGTCTCCCTCGCACGCTCAGGCGTGTCGAGGGATCAGGCCAACGAGATGGCCAAGAATCTTCTTAACAGTGGCATCACTCCGTATGACGACGATGGTCTGGCGGAGCTGCCAGAACCAGAGATCGGAGAGATCGGTGGCGGGTACTGAGTACAACCCAAAGGACATGCAGGTCATCAGTGACGGCGTGCTCTCTGGCGTAGGCTCTATGGAGCAGCTACCTTCGGCCGTTCAGGCGAAGCTGGCTGACTACTGGGCGAGCCAGGGCATCGACATGTCCAACCCCAACTCTGAGATGACACAGGCGCAGCTCATGGAACTGGCGCGTCAGCGTGGTGCCGCCGAGGGTGGCGGCACTCCGTGGCTGCTCAAGCCTATCGAGTGGGTGGGATCCAAGCTCTACAAGGTCTACTCCGCAACCGTCTCCCCGATCCTGTCTGCCGGAACGATGTCGCTGCACAGCATCATCTACGGACGTCCTGACTACATCGGCGAGGATGGCGAGTGGGACGCCTTCAAGGACTACTGGAACCTCGCCCACAAGGTGAGCCCAGGCCAGGCAGTCTGGATGCTCGGCATGAACGACGACGAGCTGAAGGCTCGCGGCATCAGGCCGGACCAGATCGCTCGCGACAAGGACCTAGTACTCAAGGGACAGTACAGGGACAAGCCCACCCTGAACGACCCCTTCGGTGCACGCATCGCATCTGAGGAGTACTTCAGCTCCGGTGCAGCCAAGTACGTCTCTGGTGCCACTGACCTCGCAGTCTCCTGGTACCTGGACCCGCTCGTCCTTGGTGGTAAGAGCCTTGGTGCAGCCAAGGCGCTGACCTTCACCAAGCCAACTGCACCAATGGTGGAGAAGGCAGCCAAGGTCGCGGAGAAGAAGGGGCTCGGACCGGAGGGAACGTTCGACGTCCTCTCTCAGCAGTCCAGCTTCCAGTCCATGGTCAACCAGGTCATGAAGGTCAAGCAGGCAAACCCAGACAATGCTGCACTGATCCTTCGCCGTGACATGCCCACCATCGCGAAGTCTGCGAACGGTGACGTCCTGGCTCGACTGCTGACGTCCGCGAAGGACGCGGACGAGGTCTCTGACGTACTCCGCGTTTCTATCGGAGATGTGGCAGCCAAGGATGCTCTTGAGGTTCGCAACGCCGGACTGAAGATGCAGATCGATGGGGCCACTGCCAAGCAGTCCGTCATCGGTCAGTACTACGACAGCATGGACGACGCTGCCAAGCTGACCGCCCACGGTCAGCGTGTCAAGCAGATGCTGGACAACGAGACCAAGCTGATCGCCAAGGCTGACGCACAGTCTCGCATCGTGTCTGACAAGATCGACGCCTTCGCCTCTCTGGACAACCTGAACTACAACAGGGTGACCACACCTCTCGGCATGAAGGTGAAGGGATCTCGTGCGGTACAGGATGCCAACTGGCAGAAGGTGACCGGCCAGGGCTTCATTCGCGGAACCAGCAACCTGATCTACAACGGATCGGTCGCATTCCCGATCAAGCTGGTCCGTACGTACAACGGCATCAAGCCGTCGTACTACATCGACGTGCACGCAGAGAACGGCTACAAGGAGCTTGACGCTGCGCTCCAGGAGAACAAGAACATCCCGAGGGATGTTCGCGAGAAGTGGGTCTCTGACTACATCACCGCATCTCCGAACGACCGCAACCTGAAGCTCATCCAGATCGAGAATGACATCGCCTCCGATGTCATCCGCAGGTACAACGCGAAGAACCCGAACAAGCAGCTCGACATGGCCATGGGTCGTGAGCTGTACGGGGAGATCGCTCGCATGCGCAGGAATGCGCAGGCCGAGTCCTCTCAGCGTCGTACGTACGGATCCGCCACCACGACTGACCCGACGACTGGCCTGCCAGTCCGTACGGCAGCAGTGGACAGTGACGGTTCTCGGCTGGTCCCGACTCCTCTGTTCGAGTCTCAGATGGCCAACCACCACGTCCTGATGGACTTCGATCTCTTCGAGAAGGCAGTCTTCGCGAACGGTTCGAACTGGGCCAAGATGAGGGAGAAGTTCGGTACCGGATGGGCTCGCACCCAGAAGGTGACCGATGAGCTGACTACCTACTGGAAGTTCGCTCAGCTGTTCCGTATCGGCTACGCCCCAAGGGCGCTCGCCGACGACTTCCTCGGTCAGGTGGCCCGCTTCGGTGGAGCTGCAATGCTGATGCGTACCGCCTCCGGCACCGCTGACGGCATGAAGGATCTGTTCAACGCCACCGTGCGTCGCAACAGGACTTCCCAGCTCAGGCTGGACATGGCCAACAAGGAGACTCAGCTTGCCCAGATGAGCACCATGCAGGCCAACCTGAAGGCGCAGATCACTCGCGGCAAGGCGAGGGGACAGGATGTCACTCAGCTTGAGGATGACCTGACCACTCTGATCGATGACACTGCACGCGTGCGTGACGAGCACGCAAGCCTGTCTGCCATTGCGGCAACGGGTGCCAGCAAGAAGGACGTGAGGATCGGCCGCGAGGTCTTCTCTCCGTACTTCGGTGGCCAGCAGGGAGAGCTGTTCGCAGATCTCTCCAGCGGCGGTCGCAACATGTTCAACCTGATGGGAACCCAGACCGACTGGTACCTGAAGGAGGTTCGTCGTCGCGACTGGGAGCACATCGACCCCGTAACTCACGGAGCCGAGAAGCACCTGGCTGCATGGAACCGTGTCATCTCTCGTCAGATCGCTCAGTCCGAGATCGGCAAGCTAGCCATGGCTGGCAAGTCCGAGTCCGAGCTGGCTCACTGGATGAGGGCGACCCCAGAGGGTCGCCGCTACGCTCACGATGTGAAGCCTTCCGCTCGCTCGGTGGATGAGCAGGCCCGCCTGGTCAAGGCCGAGGTGGACCACGTGATGAACCCTGCCATCCCCGGCATGGATCAGATTCGTCTGGCCGCAGTCAAGGGTGAGGACATCACTCAGCTTCTGAAGGACACGCCTCTCGCTAACAGGCCGATGGTTAACGGTGAGACGTGGAGGTACGCAGAGGGCACCAGCCCAGTCGCAACCCTCATGAACTCCAGCATCAACGCCTTCTACAAGTGGGCCAACCAGCTGCCCGCTCAGAAGTTCCTGCGTCACCCGCTGTTCGGTCAGAGCTACAAGGCTCACCTAGCTGACCAGCTTCGCATCATGCGCGCTCAGGGTGTAACCCACCTTGACGACACCATGCGTAAGGCGATGGAGGAGAACGCCCGCAAGGGTGCGCTCGACGATGTCAAGAAGTTCACCTTCACCCTCGACTCCGAGTCGAAGATGAGCTACATGCTCCGCAACTTCGGCGCGTTCTTCGGAGCGCAGCAGGAGAGCTGGAACCGCTGGGCAAGGATCATCTCGGACAAGCCGCAGGTTCTGCCTCACGTGGCTCAGGTCTACGGAGCACCGGCTCGCGCCGGTCTCGTGGTGGACCAGGACGGTAACCCGGTTGACGGTGCCGGATACAGCACTGACCCGCTGACGGGTGAGCGTAAGCTCACCTCGTACACGGACAGGAAGATGCTGATCCAGGTTCCCGAGTACCTGGGTGGCAAGAAGCTCAACAAGGCCCTAGGTCTTGACGAGGACGCCTCGTTCGTCATCCCGATGTCCAGCCTTGAGCTGGTCCTCAACAATGGTGACGGTGCGCTTCCGGTCGGCGCTGGACCCTACGTCCAGATCGCGGCCAACCACTTTGCACAGGACGACCCCAAGTTCGCTGACTGGGCGAAGAAGATGGGAGTCCTGCCGTTCGGGCCGCAGGACAGCTGGACCAACTTCGTCAACCCGACCACTGGTCAGCGCCTGTCTCAGGCGAATGACGACATGGGTCAGGTGAAGCAGCGTGCGCTGTTCTACATGATGCAGGTCGAGAACTACAAGTACGAGGTGGGGCTGCGCGGCACCGAGCCCACCTGGGAGGAGCTGAAGGACAGGGCAGATCGCTGGACGATCTTCAGGACTGCGGCAGCCTTCGGGCTTCCGTTTTCCGTGAATGGACAGGATCCATACCAGTTCTTCCGTGATGAGTTCCAGAGGCTCCAGAAGCTGGACCCCAACTCTGCTGACGAGAAGTTCTACGACAAGTACGGCGACAGCCTGTACCTGTTCTCTCAGTCCATGAGCAAGAACAACAGCGGTCTCCGCCCAACGGCGGAGAGCGTGAAGATGTCCAAGCACTACCAGGATCTGATCGGCAACCTTGGCCCCGAGTGGGCTGGAGCCGTAGTCGGATCCGAGGGTGATGGCGTATACTCGGACGGGGCATTCTATTACCAGAAGTCCCACTCCGTAGATCCCGCATCGAACACTCCGGACCGAAGCAACATGTCGGCCCGCGAGGCGATGGATGCAGCGAAGATCGACCGTGGATGGAAGCAGTACAACTCCATCATGGACATGGTCAACGCCGATCTGTTCGACCGAGGTCTGGCGTCGTACAACGACGACGGAGCCGAGGATCTTGAGGCCATGCGCAAGGCGGCCATCACCGTGCTTACCTCTCCGACCCTGAACGGCGAGCCGAACAAGTGGTACAACGAGGCGTGGACTCGTGAGTTCGGTAAGATGGACAAGGCGAAGTATGACATCAACGCTCAGAAGTGGTCCAAGATCGTTAGCGACCCGGAGATCTGGGCAAAGGCCGCACTGCCTGACGGCACTGTCGGCCAGCGCTCTGATGTGTACTCCATGAAGACCTACCTCACCTACCGCGCACAGATGCAGGCAGTGCTTGCGCAGCGCGACCAGGAGGGTGGATCTGCGGACATCACGGCGGCAAGCAACAACGACCTGAAGACCTCTTGGGATGACATGGTGATGCAGCTCATGGAGCAGGACACCAAGTTCTCCTGGGTTCACAGCAGGTACTTCGCTACGGACATGGGCTTCAACCTCGACACGAAGGCGGACGAGGAGGAGCAGCAGAACCTTCTCTTCGGTGACGCATCGATCATCGGTGAGCAGGCTGCCCCACAGCAGCCGGGAATCGGAATGATGGACAGTCTTGAGGCAGGAGGTCTAAGTGGCTGACGGTGATGGAGTAGGTGGTGGAACCGGTCTTGGTTCTCCGAGCCAGAAGGCGAAGGAGCAGTCCTTCGCTGACGCGGTGAAGAGTGCTGCGGCTGGTTCCACCCCCAAGAAGTCGGCATCCTCTCAGGATCCTCTCGTGTTCCTCGGGTACAGCAACAAGACTCTGCCCGAGCACTTCAATGTCGGCTCTACCGACCCGAAGTACTACGAGAGGCTTCTGGGGGCCAAGACGGCCACGCTTTCGCAGGTGGCCGGGCAGTACTACAACTGGGATCAGAAGACTCGGGACAAGTTCCTGAGCCAGCTGAACCTGGCTGGGTACGACACGAACGGAATGCAGGACTCCCAGATCGCAGGGATGTGGGCTTCATATGCCCAGCAGGCAGCAGCGTACTACGCTGCTGGCAACTCCATGACGCCCTGGGACATCCTGGCCAAGGACATGAAGCAGCGTGAGGCGTACCTCAACACTCCTCGCTCCGTCACTCAGACGAGTACTGCATACGACATGTCCACGAGGGAGGACGCGCACGCGATCTTCCTTCAGGCGGCTCAGTCCCTACTGGGACGTGACCCGACCAAGTCTGAGATCGGGGCCTTCCAGAAGGCCCTGAACGCCTACGAGAAGGCGCACCCAACCGTCACCACCCAGACGACCAACTACATGGGCGACACGGTCACTGGCCAGACCAGCACGACCAAGGGTGGAGTCAAGGAGGGCGCTCGTCAGCTCATGGCGGTCGAGGACGTCAAGCGAGACCCGGAGTACGGAGCCTACCAGGCTGCGACCACGTACTTCGACGCGATGATGCAGATGATCGGTGGAGGAAGCTAAGACATGGCAGTCAACGGAGCAGATCTGGCCGACTGGGCAAAGCAGTGGACGGGTACCCCGTACGTGTGGGGAGGTAACTCCCTGTCTGGTGGGGTGGACTGCTCCGGACTGGTCCAGCAGGTCTACAAGCACTTCGGCATCAACGTATCCCGCACCACGTACAGTCAGATCGGTGAGGGAAAGTCGGTCGGCATGAACGAGCTTCAGGCCGGGGACATGGTGTTCTTCGATACCAACCCGAGCGTAAAGGGTCCCGACCACGTCGGGATCTACCTCGGTGGTGGCAAGATGATCCATGCTCCCCGTCCGGGCAAGAACGTGGAGATCGTCTCCCTCACCTCTGGCTACTACCAGAACGCCTTCATGGGTGGACGTCGAGTCAGCGGCATCGAGGGCGGAGGCAAGGCTGGTGACTGGGATCCAACGGACACCAAGAAGCTGAGCCCAGAGGAGCTGGCAGCCGAGTACGGCTGGGCGTACGGATTCCTCAAGTCCAACAAGGAACTACGTGGCCTGTTCGATGAGGCGGTAGACGGAAGCTGGTCTGCCGACAAGTTCCAGGCCAAGCTGCGTAACACCGCATGGTGGAAGAAGAACTCGGACACCATGCGCAAGGCGCAGATGGAGAAGCAGACTGACCCGGCAACGTACAATGCCAAGGTGTCTGCCGTCAAGGTTCAGGTGCAGCAGCTAGCGGCGGAGATGGGCGCAGCCATCCCGCCGAACAAGATCAACAAGATCGTCGAGCAGGTCATCACGACTGGCCTCGACGAAGCTGGACTGCGCAACGTACTCGGTGGGTACATCACCTTCCAGAAGAATGGCAGCACCCTCAATGGTGACGCCGGTCAGTACGAGAACATGATCCGCCAGTTCGCTTACACGAACGGCGTGTCTCTCGACAAGCAGGCCATCAAGAACCAGGCTCAGCTCATCGCGAGGGGTATGGCCACCGAGCAGGACTTCAAGAACCAGATCACCAACCAGGCGATCAGTCTGTACCCTGGCTACACTCAGCAGCTACAGGCTGGTCAGACCATGATGGACATCGCCTCGCCATACATGCAGACCATGGCAGAGGATCTGGAGATTCCGTACACGAAGATCAGTCTGACTGATCCCCTCATCAAGAGGGCGCTGAACGGAGTCAACAGTCAGGGCAAGCCCGTGGGGCTTGACCAGACACAGTTCCAGCAGCTGATCAGGAATGATCCACGCTGGAGGCAGACCAAGGGCGCTCAGGATGGAGCGATGGCCACTGGCCTCAAGGTCCTGAAGGACATGGGGATGATCGGAGGAGAGTAAGTGGCTATCACCTTCGAGCAGTTCTTCTCCGCCATCGTCGAGCAGGAGTCGGGCGGCAACTATAAGGCTGTAGGTGTACAGACCAGGTATGGTCGCGCCTACGGTAAGTACCAGGTGCTCGACTCCAACATCCCGAACTGGACCAAGAAGTACTACGGGAAGAGCCTCACTCCCCAGCAGTTCCTGAACAACCCGAGGGCACAGGACGCCGTCGCACGCGGCGTCCTCCAGTCCTACTTCAACAGGTACGGTGCACGTGGTGCAGCCGCAGCCTGGTACGGGGGTCCAGGTTCGGCCCACCTCGACCAGTCCACGGCCCCCCAGCAGGGTGGGCCGAGCATTAAGGGCTACGTCGACAACGTAATGAAGAACGCCGCCAAGTACCCACCTGGCGGATCGTCTGACAACTTCTCGACAGGGAGCAGTGCCACGCCAAAGCTATCAAGCGCAGAGCTAGCGGAGCAGTACGGCTTCGTCTCCAGCTTCCTCAACTCCAACAAGGAGCTGAAGAACCTCTTCCAGGATGCTGTCGCTGGAGGATGGAGCGCCGACAAGTTCCAGGCCAAGCTGCGCAATACGAAGTGGTGGAAGAGCCACAGCAAGGACGAGCGAGAGTGGCTGCTCCAGCTCAAGGCTGACCCGGCAACGGCGAAGCAGGAGATGTCCCAGGCCAAGGTCAAGATCAAGCAGCTCGCCAACCAGATGGGTATGGTGATGACCAAGGACATCCAGAAGTATCTGGACAAGGCTGCCTACAACATGGTGGCCCTTGGTTGGGACGAGTCGCAGCTACGCTACTACCTCGGCCAGTACGTCTCCTTCAAGGGTGAGACGCTACAGGGCGAGGGTGGCGAGGCCATCAACGAGATGCGTGAGTACGCATACTCGATGGGTGTCCAGCTCGGCGACACCTGGTACACCGACAGGGCGAGGAACATCCTGCGTGGAGTGGCGACCATCCAGGACTACAAGTCTGAGATCATGAACAAGGCGAAGGCTTCGTTCCCTCAGTGGACGAAGCAGATCGAGGCCGGTCAGTCTGTGGCCGACATCGCTTCACCATACATGCAGTCCATGGCCCAGATCCTTGAGCTGCCCCAGGGCAGTGTCAACCTGTTCGACAGCACGATCAAGAAGGCCCTGAACTACACCAACCCAGGGAATCTCCAGAAGGAAGCCAAGCCACTGTGGCAGTTCGAGAACGAACTGCGCAGTGACCCCCGATGGAAGAAGACGAAGAACGCTCAGGACAGTCTGTTCCAGGTGGGCCACCAGGTCCTGGCAGACTTCGGATTCAAGTACTAAGGAGTACCGATGGCCAACTGGCAGGACATGATCAACCAGCTGATGGCCCAGAGGAGTGCAGCATCCGCATCCAACCTTGCCAGGACCACCCTGCCCGGCAAGGTGGACAGCGGTGCCTCTCTGGAGATTCAGCTCAAGGCTCTCGATGCACAGCTCAAGCTCCTTCAGAAGCAGACTTCGGCAGCCAATGCCAAGCTGAAGGCACTCAAGGCCAAGAAGAAGCCGACAGCAGCAGACAAGCGCAACATCGCCCTACAGGAGATGACGCTCAAGAGGCTGGATGCGCAGCTCAAGGCTGCGACCACCAAGCGCACCAGCGTCCAGAACAAGATCTACGAGACCACTGGCCAGTACGACAAGCTGCTGACCGGAGAGAACAGGGACGCCTTCATGGCGCTCAACTCCCTGTTCCAGCAGTACGGTCTCGGCAGCCTGGCTGGCAAGATCTACGAGTATGTGAAGAATGGTTACGGCGCTGACACCATCTCCATCCTGCTTCAGGACACGCCCGAGTACAAGAAGAGGTTCGCAGCGAACGAGGCCCGCCTCAAGGCGGGCATGTCCGTGCTGTCACCTGCCGAGTACATCGCGGTGGAGAACAGCTACCGTCAGATCATGAGGCAGTCGGGACTTCCCGAGGGCTTCTACGACTCTGCCTCCGACTTCACCAACTGGATCAGTGGGGACATGAGTCCCACCGAGCTTCAGTCTCGTGTCGACCTGGCCACTCAGGCTACCGCCCTGGCCAATCCAGCGTACAAGGCAGCCCTGAAGCAGATGGGACTGTCGGATGGAGAGCTGGCAGCGTACTTCCTGGACGCTGACCGAGCCCTTCCTTACCTCCAGAAGAGCGCCGCTACTGCGGCGATCGGTGCTGAGGCTCTACAGCGTGGACTTGACTTCGACAAGACCTACGCAGAGAACCTGGCCACCGCTGGAATCGGTCGCGAGGAGGCAGCTCAGGGCTACGCCAAGATCGCTGACGAGTTCACCGACCTGAAGACCCTTGGTCAGATCTACGGTGGAGGCTGGACTCAGCGCCAGGCCGAGGAGGACGTGTTCGTCGGCGGAACCGCCGCCTCTCAGCAGCGCAACACCCTGATCAACCGTGAGAAGGGTACCTTCAGTGGTGCCGCAGGTGGTGCCCGCGCTGGACTTGCACAGTCTGGCGGAGCAAGGTAACTTAGAAGACGTGACCAGCCGTACCCTAGTACGGCTGACACGTTGACTGGATGTAGTGAAGTGGCATAACGCCTGCCTTGGGAGCAGGTGACGCAGGTTCGATTCCTGCCATCCGGACGAGACCGGAGGTCGTGGGTTCAAATCCCACCGCCGCGCGATAGCGCGGTGTAGCTCAGCGGCAGAGCGCCGGTCGTGACTTGCCCTGTTGATGTAGAGGTAACATACCTGTCTTCCAAACAGAGATCGCGAGTTCGATTCTCGCACAGGGCTCTGCTCGTTAGTGGAGAGGTTCCACGTCAGGCTCATAACCTGAAGACCTGGGTTCGAATCCCAGACGAGCCATATTGGACAGCGTAGGTTGTGCCGGTCGGTCTCCAAAACCGTACCGTGAGGGTTCGAATCCCTCGTCCTTTGCCAATGCTCCTTGGTGTAATCGGCAACATAGGTGGCTCTGGACCACTAGTACTAGGTTCGAATCCTGGGGGAGCAGCTGTGGAAGGTAGCGTCCAATGGTGGGCAAGCGGTCTAGAAAGCCGTGCCGGGTGTGACAGCCTGGGGGTTCGATTCCTCTACTTTCCTCTGGATTGCGTGGGCCTGGGGCCCAACGCCCCTGCTAAGGGCGTCTAGTCGCGAGGCTAGTGGTTCGATTCCACCGCTTTCCGCTGGTTGAGTCCTGGGAGACAAGGGAGGCTGTAACCCTCTCGCTTCGGCTAGCAGAGTTCGATTCTCTGGCAACCAACCACGTGGTCCTGATCCTCTTGGTGAGGAGTCCGCCTGCAAAGCGGACGGTTCGGTTCGAATCCGACTGGGCTTCTGGGGGTCGTTAAGGTGACACGTTAGTTTTGCAAACTGACCTAGCAGGGTTCGATTCCCTGGATCTCCACTCGGACGTAGTACAATGGTTAGTACGCGGGTCTGATACACCCGTAACGACGGTTCGACTCCGTCCGTCCGTACCACTTGCATCTGTAGCTCAATGGTAGAGCAACCGCCTGTCGAGCGGTAGGCCGAGGGTTCGATCCCCTTCAGGTGCGCTGGCCTCAATATGAGGCTTTTGGTCCTGTAGCCCAATTGGCGAGAGGCACTGGTCTTAGGAACCAGTCAGTGTGGGTTCGAATCCCTCCAGGACTACAACGATCGGGGGCACCTGATCGGAGAGTGGCAGAACCGAGTCAGCCCTACTTGGTAGGGGCTGAGCGATTGCACACGTGGCGTTAGAGAACGCCACGACCCAGAGCCAATCGGTGAGGGTCGTGGATGGAGGGAACCTTAGCGGGGGACCGAAGACGCGCTTAGCGGCGAACACGTGGTTCGAGAGTACTTCATAGGCTGAATGACCAAGCTCTCGTTGCGGGTAGCGTCCCGCCTCTCACATATTCCAGTCGCACAATTGGCCGTGCAGCAGACTCTTAATCTGCGTGGATGTGGGTTCGAGTCCCACCTGGAATACCATGCTCCACTGGTCTAGTGGTCTGGACACCTGGTTCTCACCCAGGAGGTGAGGGTTCAATCCCCTCGTGGAGTACTCAACGGCTCTTAGCTGAGATGGATTAGCTACCGGTTGAAACCCGGTGTAGGTTGGATCGTTACCAACAGAGTCGGCTGTGACCATCGTTCAGTGGTAGGACTCGGGGTTGTGTCCCCCGTAGCGAGGGTTCGATTCCCTCTGGTCACCCCGCCCGACTAGCTCAATGGAAAGAGCAGGCGACTACGGATCGTCAGATGAGGGTTCGACTCCTTCGTTGGGTACAAAGTCAGGCATCCCCAAGATGTACTGGCCTGATGACAGCCGCTTGGGGCGGCTGTCTATGCCTTAATAGCTCACCTGGTGAGAGCACCTGCCTAGTAAGCAGGAGGGGCGGGTTCGAGTCCTGCATAAGGCTCTGAGAGAGGTAGTGCCCGACAGGTGGCGGGTATCCACCCTTGCCTCTCTCCTTTCTCCGATGGCCAAGTGGTAAGGCAGACGGCTGTTAACCGTCAGAGCGCTGGTTCGATCCCAGCTCGGAGAGCTGCCTCGGTGTAGGACGCAGTCTGGTCTCCTAAACCAGTTCATCAGGGTTCGACTCCCTGCGAGGCTATGCCCGGTTCGTCCAATGGGAGGGCCGCACTCTTACAAAGTGCAGACGGCGGTTCGATTCCGTCACTGGGTACCGACGCGCTAATCGCTGGCAAGCTGCGTTGTATCGGAAGACCAGCACACACATAGCATGAGCGAGCGCCGGGTTCCCTAGCCCGGCGCTTTGGCATGCGCTACTTTTCTAGGAGATCATGTGAGCAACTGGGGTATTGAGGACGCAAACGACCTGGGCGGAAACAACGAGAACTCCGGCCCGAAGGCACTTCGTGACGCGTACGACGCGCTCAAGCAGCAGAACAAGGAGCTGGCAGACGGTCTGGCCGCCGTCAACAAGCAGCTTCGTGACACCGCTGTAGGTGCGGCTCTCAGTGAGCTTGGCATTCCCGCTGCTGCCGCCGAGCAGTACAAGGGAGAGGCGGACCCCGCAAAGGTCCGTGAGTGGGCGACTCAGATGCAGTCGCTATTCGGCGGTGGACAGGCAGCAACGCCTGGCAGCACCCCACCAGTTGAGACCCCGCAGGGCATCGACCCTGCGGTAGCACAGCAGCTCCAGCAGATGCAGGAGGCTGGCCAGCAGGGTCAGCCGCTCGGTAACTTCGAGGCTGCTCAGGCTCGTCTCAACGACGCAACTGATCTAGCGGGCCTACTGTCTGCGTGGCAGACTCTGAAGTAAGCCCCGACCTCCCTGGAGGTAGGTGTGGCTAACGCCTTCACCGGTACTGCGGCGATGAGCAATCTCGTCCAGACCACTTACGACCGCGCTCTGGAGTTCGCACTCCGTGCGCAGCCGATGTTCCGTACGATCGCTGACAAGCGTCCCGTACAGCAGGCGATGCCTGGCTCTTCTGTTGTGTTCTCTCTGTACCAGGACCTGGCACAGGCGATCACTCCGCTGAACGAGCTGGTCGACCCTGACGCGGTTGCCGCTGGCAACCCGACTACTGTCTCCGTCACTCTGAACGAGTACGGTAACAGCATCCTCGTCTCCAACAAGCTGGACCTGTTCAGCTTCACCGACGTGACCGCTGGTCTCGTCAACCAGGTGGCGTGGAACCTCGTCGACTCTGTCGACACCATCGTTCGCAACGTCCTGTCGGGCGGAACGAACTACATCCGTGACAACGGTGCCTCTGGTCCCGTGTACAACGGTGCTCAGACCACTGTAGGTACCACCGCAGCCGACACGTTCGCGTCTGCATGGGTACGTCTGGCTGTAGCGAAGCTCCGCACCAACAAGGTGCACCCGAACAAGGGCAGCTTCTTCACCGCGTACATCCACCCAGAGGTCTCTCACGACCTCCGCGCTGAGACCGGAGACGCCGGATGGCGTCTGCCGCACAGCTACTCTTCTGCCAACAACATCTGGGCAGGAGAGATCGGAGAGTACGAGGGCGCAGTCTTCATCGAGACTCCGCGTACCCGTATCCAGACCGACGCTGGTGCCGGTGGCACTGTCGACGTCTACGACACGTACTTCACTGGACAGCAGGCCCTGGCCGAGGCTGTCGCGGAGGAGTTCCACACCGTGCGTGGACCGGTCGTTGACAAGCTCACTCGTTTCCAGCCTCTCGGTTGGTACGGCGTAGCGGGCTGGAGCCTGTACCGTCAGGAGGCGCTGATCCGCGCCGAGTCTGCCAGCTCCATCGCTGTCAACACCTGATGAGTAAAAGGGGCCGCCTTTCGGGGCGGCCCCTTTCTTCATATCCCTCAAGGAGACCAATGTCTGGTAACGACAACATCGCGTTCACCGTACGCGTCGTTTCTGCAACCACCACTCTCACCCTGAACGACTACGTTCTGAGCGTGGAGAACCCAGCGGCGAACGTGACCGTGAACCTTCCGGCCGTGGCGACTGTTCCACCTGGCCGTACCTACATCATCAAGCGTGACGCGACTGCAACGCAGACCGTAACGCTGGATGGAAACGGTTCCGAGACCATCAACGGCGCGACCACTCGTGCTGTCGGTGCGGCTGGAACCGCAGGTGCCTGCGTCATCATCTCCGATGGTGGCGAGTGGCACGTGATCGGTAGCTACTGAGTGAGGAGGGGCCTTGGCTACCTGGCTATTCACCACGCCTACGGTGGCTGAGGCCCCCTTCGCGTGGAACCCTCTCATGGAGAGGTTCAGGATGAACCGAGCCATCTCCATCCGTGAGGTGGCCCCTGACGTCTGGCGTGAGGTGCGTTACGACGCATACACAGAGGAGCAGGGAGCAACCAACTATCCAGTCCCAGCCGGTGGCTGGGGGGATCCGGACGTCTGGGCTCAGCCCTCGTCCGGTCTCAGGTACTACCGTGGTGGCTACGAGTGGATCGTGGACGACGCCACGAAGGCATCACTCATCGCCTCCGGTCTGGTGACCGAGGCTAACTTCGCTGCCCCAGAGGATTCGTTCGGCGGCGGAGGCTTCGGGGAAGGAGGCTTCGGGCTGTGACCTACACGCCTATCGCCAGGGGAACGTCCGAGTGGGACGTTCCTGTCAATGATGCATTCACAGCACAGGACGTTCGCATCACGTCCAACGAGACTGCGGTCGCAAACCTCAACGGTACGACTTCTACTCACACCAGTCAGATCGCGACCAACACCACCGACATCGCGACCAACACGTCGAACATCACCGCACTTCAGACGCTGACCAACACGCTGGACTGGCAGGCTGCGGATCACTCCCTGAAGGCATGGACGCAGGATCCAGCTACGTGCGGAAGTACTGGAACGCAGAACACCTCTGGAACCATCTACCTCCAGAAGATCATCCTGCGTCAGGCTGCGACCATCTCGACCATCCACATGACCGTGACAACTGCTGGCGTAACCCTGACTGCCGGGCAGAACCTGGCAGCCCTGTACACCTCCAGCGGAACCAAGCTGGTCGAGACTACCGACCAGGCCGCAGCGTTCGTGACGGCAGGAACCAAGGCCATGAGTCTCACCACTCCGACCGCCCTTGCGGCTGGCATCTACTTCGTGGCACTCATGACCAACGGAACCACCCCTCCATTCTTCATGCGTGGAGGCGGAGCTTCTGGATCCGCCATCAACATCAACCAGCTACCCTCCAACGGACTTGGAAGGTTCCTGGACTTCGGCACTGGCCTTACGGCCATGCCAGCATCCATTGCCATCACCAGCGCAGCGACCAATGGTTCCGCTCGCTGGGCAGCGATTCAGTAAGGAGTAGGCATGTCCTACGGATATGACCCGGCCAAGCAGCCTTGCTCTCCTCAGTGGCACACTGAGTGCTGCCCAGGGGTGATGTGCCCAGCCGGACCAGGTGGCAACTCCACCATCACCGAGAACAACGAGAAGGGCATCCTGGAGACCAGGCTCTTCGAGGTGATCGCAACTCACCAGCAGGCGGAGCTAGGCTCCGACCACGACTCGTACAAGCAGGGGATCTACACCACGAACTCGGTGGGAGACAATGACTAAGCGAGTCAAGAAGGGCACCCACTGCTCTAGTGGGTGCCTGACGAAGGACCACAAGACGTTCGGTGAGTGCATGAGGAGCAAGAACCTTCAGCTCAACCCGAACCTGAGTGACACCGGACGAAGCAAGGCGTGGGACGCCGAGCTGAGCGCCTATCGCGACGCTAGGGCACAGGGGATTCAGCCTTCCGGTACGACCATGGCCAAGGTTCAGGAGGCCGTAGAGATCAGCAATGCCACGGGGGTGGCGTATAAGGGGGCATGATGGCCGACCATCGTGTCGTTATCGAAGGAACGTACCCAACTGGGACTGCTATTCCGACCAGCAGTTACCCGGCAGTGAATCCCATCTTCACTGGTGGATACGTCTTCAGTCAGGAAGATATTCCTGGCGTAGCCGCAGCCAACAACTATCTGGCCCTGACCAATCCAGTGGGCTCCGGAAAGACCATCCTGGTAGCTGGAGTCTTCATCAGCTCATTCATCCTTGCTGACATCGCAACCACCTCGGTATCCATGCGAGGATACCTGGCCACTAGCGTGAGCGGTGGCACACTGCATTCGGCAGCATCTATCGGCAAGGTCAGGTCGACCATGCCGAACTCTGTTGGTGAGATCCGAGACACGAACCCATCGGCCACCCTCGGTGCGCCGTGGTTCAATTCTCCACCAGTGATCGGAGCCTCCAAGGGCTCCTCCCCATTCGTCCATCAGATCCCTGCGACGATCCCTGCGGGATCGATCACCCTTCTTCCGGGCGAGAGTACTGTCATTCGCCAGGAGGCGGGCGATGTTGATGCCCGCTGGAACATCTCCATCGCGTGGTCTGAGTTTTAAGGAGTAACCGTGGCAGTCACGTTTGCCAACATCGTGGACCGAGTGAATCAGCAGCTACTCGGTTACACCAAGGATCAGGCGTCTGTGTCCTACCTGACTGCGGCAGCAACCGCCACGGACACCACGCTAACTGTGGATCCGTCCACTGCAACCAATCTGTCCCGTGGCCTGATCGAGATCGGCGATGAGCTGATCCAGGTCAAGAGCTTCGACCGTGGATCCGGAACCGTCATGGTTCTGGGTGGAGTCAACGGTCGTGGCTATGCAGGAACCACGGCAGCAGCTCACAACATCAACGACATCGTGACCAACGACCCTCGCTTCCCCCGCCAGCGGGTGAAGGAGGCCATCAACGACACCATCCTCGGACTGTACCCAGACCTCTGGGTGTTCGCTCAGTACGAGTTCCCGTACAACTCTGCCAGGTACGAGTACCCGATCCCTGCTGATGCGGATGATGTGTACAAGGTGGTCGTGAACACGATCGGTCCATCCGGCGTGTGGTTCCCAGCCCAGAGCTGGCGCTTCAACCCGATGGCATCCACTACCGATGGTCAGGTCAAGCCAACCCCGACTCCAACTGGTAAGTCCATCCAGATCTACGACCGCATCGTTCCCGGCAGGAACGTGCGCGTCAGCTACACCAAGGGTCCGTCCGTCCTCGTCAACAGCACTGACGACTTCGCTACGGTCACTGGGTTCCCGGAGCGCTACGTGGACATGATCACGTACGGCGCAGCGTGGCGTCTCCTACCTGCCTACGAGGCGGCCCGTCTTCAGCAGGCTTCCATCGAGGCTACTGAGAGGGCACCGCTCGTGCCTACGAGCGCTGCTTCGCAGACGTCCCAGTTCTTCCTGGCCCTCTACACCAAGAGGCTCAACGAGGAGCGCACCAGGCTTCAGAGGCTGTACGAGTCTTACCAGACCTTCAACGGATAAGGGAGCAACATGGCTACCCGTTACTACAGCAGCGTAGCCGCAGAGACTACGCTGGTGGCATCCATCACCAATGGAAACACGAGCATCCAGATCGCATCGGCGACTGGTCTTCCAGCACTCACTCCATTCACGCTGGCTCTCGACTATGAGAGTGCGACGGAGGAGCTGGTGGAGGTTACCGCAGTAGCGGGTACCACCCTGACCGTCACCCGAGGCATCGACGGAACTTCTGCCGCTGCGCACAACGCAGGATCCAGGGTTCGTCACGTCAGTTCCGCACGAGACTTCGCAGACTCCCGCACCCACGAGGGTGCGGCTACCAATGTTCACGGCCTAGCTGTTGGATCTGCGGTCGTGGGTACGAATGATACCCAGACCCTATCAAACAAGACACTGAACGATGCGAGCGGAACCCTCTCGAACATCGACATCTTCGCCAACAGCCCAAGCTGGGTGACCACGGTCAACGCGGACATCTCCGGTACGGCAGACATCATGAAGTGGCTCAGGGATTCCTCCGAGCCGCACGAGGTGGCGAAGGTAACCAACAATGGTGCCGTCTTCCTGCGCAACCAGAATGCAGCAGCAGACTCCGTCTTCAACACCTACAGGTTCAGGATCACCAAGGACGACGGAACCACCGACATCTTCTCTGTGCTGTCCGGTGGAACCGCAACCGCTTGGACCAATGCAGGACAGACCGGCTTCCAGGTCAAGCCTCGCACCACGAACAATGACGTGGCGATGAGGGTCAGGAACTCCACCGACACGGCGGACACCTTCGCCGTGTGGAACAACGGACGAGTGGACATCAACGGGTCTGACCCTGCGTTCGCTCAGCTCGATGTTCACGGCGCATCTGGCCAGACGGCTGCATGCTTCCGAGTAATGAACAACGACGAGTCCACCACTCACTTCAGTGTGGCTGGCAACGGTGCGGTGTCCATGAACAGCAGCGCCACTGTCGGTGGCGCGCTGACTGCGAACGGACTGGTGGTGGCCAACGCTGGAGTGGACGTCACGGGGACCCTGACGGTCACTGGACAGACTGCCGCGACCGGCACGTCCGTAATCACCGCAGCGGCTGGATTCTCCGTCGACGCGGCCACTCAGGGCGTTCTCAAGTCCGGCTGGATCATCGTGACCGGCGTACTCCTGCGTACCGGAGGAACGCTGACCGCCTCGGCTGCCGGTAACCTGACCGACACGGCGCTCTGCACCATCTCGGCAAGCTGGCGTCCGGACTCCTCGTTCGGATCCGACCGTATGGTGACCTCGTTCGGCACCGGCTTCACCTCTGGCGGAGTGGGACTCAACCCGAGCACTGGCGCGGTCGAGCTTCTGGACGCACACAGCACCAGCACCATCGACACCGGTCACACCGTTCGCTTTACCTACGTCTACCCGCAGTAAGGAGTAGCTAGTGGCTACGCTCGTACGTAAGATTCCGGACCAGCTCAGCGGTCTGGGAGCTGCCGTTCAGGGGCAGTACAACCTCCAGGACAACGCGTATGACTATGCCCTAGCTGGCATCCCATTCCTGTCCGCTACGCAGGACTCCCGTCCATACTCTGAGCGTATGGCGGAGATCAGGAAGCAGCAGTTCGACGCATTTGCTGAGCCTGGTGAGCAGTCCATCTCCGGTAACTTCTGGTGGCTGAGGTCCCAGTCCACCTTCAATGGTGGAGCTGGGCTTCTGTACCAGGACCCGGACAATGACAACCAGTTCAACTTCAAGTTCGCCGACTCCCTTGGCGTGGACCCATGGACCTCTGGTCAGCTCAAGCTGCTCAGGGATGTGGGTCTGGTGGCAGCCACTGCATCCACTCCTATCCGCGTCAAGGGGTTCGTGGACGGCTCTGGGAATGACGCCTACTGGGTGACGTACAACGACCACATGGATAAGGTCACCGACTCCGGCACTACCGCGATCATCGGTGCCACCCTCGACCCGATCTACGACCTCACGTCGTCCGGCAAGAGGTACTTCATCGTGGTGTCCAACGGCATCAAGACTGGCAGTGACGCTGGCGCAACCAGCGTCATGTACACCGGCACGTACAACTCCACCTCCGAGATCGAGTTCCTGAAGGGACGTCTCGTCTTCGGAATGGACAACAAGGTGTACCAGCTAGTGACATCCGCATCCTCTGCGGCCCTGCCGACTGCCGTCTACACTCACCAGGACACGGCGTGGACCTGGTCTTCGTTCACTGATGGACCTACTGCCATCTATGCCGCTGGTGACAGCGGCACCCTGAGCGAGATCCACAAGTTCACCGCCACCCTCGACAGCTCTGGAGTTCCAGTACTGACCTGGGCGGGCGTGACTGCAACCATGCCATCCGGTGAGATCATCAAGACCATCTACCAGTACGTGGGCAGCTTCGTTGGTATCGCCACCAACAAGGGATTCCGTGTCGGAGAGATCGACCAGAACGGCGACATCTCTTACGGTCCCCTACTGTTCCAGCCTACCGGTGGATGCGAGGGAATCGTTGGACACGACAGGTTCTTCTACGTCGGATCCACCAACTCTCACGATGGCAACTCTGGACTGTACCGAGTGGACCTCGGTAACGCAGTGCAGGAGCAGACTACGCGTGCCATCAGGTACGCGTACGCAAGGGACATCTACTACGGAGGGGACGAGAGTCCGATCACTGCCGTGACCATGTTCGGAGCGAGCGACCGAAAGGTCTTCGCCCTCTCTGGATTCGGGCACGTCAAGGAGTTCGCGACCACGCTCGTACCCTCTGGGTACCTGGAGACTGGGCGCATCAGGTACAACACCGAGGAGCCCAAGCTCTACAAGTTCTTCTCCGTTCGCACGCCATCTCCACTACAGGGCAACGTCGCCGCTACCATCCTCACCGAGGGCGGTGGAGAGATCGACTACATCACCTACAGTCCGGACATCGCGTCCGGAATCAAGGACGTAGCGATCAGCAATCCTGCCGGACCGCAGAACTGGATCAGGCTGAAGTTCACTCTGTTCCAGGGAAGCAACCCAGCATTCGGCGGGGTTCTGAACGGATGGCAGATGAAGGCACTGCCGGGCTCCATCAGGCAGCGCACCATCACGCAGGTCTTCGAACTGTTCGATGAGGAGACTGACCGCACCGGTCAGCGCATCGGGTACGACGGCTACGCTCGTGCTAGGTTCGAGGACTTCAAGGCCGTCGCCCGAGCGGGCGACGTTGTTGTGTACCAGGAGCTACAGGAAGACCTGAGCACCCTCGTCGTCATTGACGACTGGGAGTACAGGCAGACTGCACCACCTGGTCCAAACAGGGGGGCACTGGGAGGATACCTGACGGTCGTACTGAGGACCGTCGCCGAGTCCACTTAACAGGGAGAGAGTATGGCGCTTGATATGAATGCCATCATCGCCATTCTCACAGGAGCTGCCGGTGTGGCCGGTGGCTTTGTGGGGGGCAGGAGGTTCGGACACAGTCAGGCCGCACAGATTTCGGTCGACACCGTGGAGCTGCTACAGATTGCTGTGGCTGAGCTTCGCACGCAGGTGTCGGAGAAGGATGGGCTGGTCACTGATCTCCGAGCTAGGGTCGAGATCCTTGAAAGTCTCGTTACGCAGCGCGCTGAGGTGGAGCTGGTGTACGAGGAGGTCAAGGGAGTACGCGGCGTAGTCGACCGTATTGCGAGTAAGGTGGGAGCATGAAGCCTCCATGG